CTGCGCTTAATCATGGCGGTGTCCTCATAACTTATCATCAAGGAGCCGGTGACTTTCTTTGGTCCACACCGTATAGTCCTACGACTGTTCTAGGACCTCAAGACGGTCTTTCCCAAACCCAAGGCTCGGTTGAAAGTTTAGCCATGGTCACACAAGTTACAATGTACAATGATACTCCTATGTTGACCATTGGCGGACCATCTTTCTCCGCGCGCCACAATGAACGTTGTAGTGACGAAACTACAGCCTACACTTATACGAATGGACCGGCCGGAGTTGCTGGAGCGATTCAGTGTCATGAAGAGTTCATCTATCCCCAGAATGAAAACCAACTTGCTGCCCTTCCCGGTTATACCCAAGGTTTAGCTAAAGATGGTTCAATGGCGATCTCTTGTTGTGATCCGTACACAGAGATGTCATTACCTGATTTTACTCATACGATATATGAGACAGGCATTCCGGTTGTTTAACCTAACACTTTCCCTGTTATGGGACCCTTGATGCGAACATCAACGGTGAATCCCACAACTGCTGTCCCGGTGTTCCGTTCGTGTGGCTCAGGTATTCGTCCCGTTCAAATCCGTTGGGTAAATGTTCCCCCGCAAACTACAGGGAATGTTAGGATTGATCGAATTGTTGCAACTACTTGTGCGTCAGGTGTTGCTGCTCAAATTGACCAAGCTTCATTAGTCCGAAAGGCTACTCCAAGATGTAGTAGAGCGATGAATTTTTTGGCTTTGTTATTGCGTTATGCTCCTGCGATGCAACCTTCTTCAGCGAATAAAAATTTTTCCTGGTTGAAAGAGATGTTTTCCCGGGCTGGACCCGAAGTCGCAGATGTCCTTGGGGGCATTCCTCATCCATTGGCACAGGCTGGCTCGATGGCTCTTCAATTTTTAGCCCCTCGTCCGGCAACGATGGGTACTAAGGTTGGAGCGCCGGCTCCTATGCCGAGGAATGCGCGCCCTCCTCCTCCTCCACCGATGGGAACTCGTCGACCTTACCGTCAGACAGCGAGTAAGATGCTTACGAACCCCACGCAACCGAATCGAGGACTCTTTGACACGCGAAATTGGGCACAAACGAACCAGCGAGCGATAATGACTCAAGTTCAACCTGTGACAAAACAAACGCTTAAGAACCGATCAAAACGCCAAAGACAAAAAACAAATCGTGCCGCGACTCCTTTTCAACGCGCCGTGTATCCTAGCTTTCTTGGCGGTGGGTATACGATCACTAACGTCTAAAACAAAAATACAAAAAAGAAGAAAACAAAAATACAAAAATATATCTAAATATTAATTTTCTATCTTATTATATATCTTAT